ATCCCGCATCCGTCAGAACCGCCATTGCTGCAGCCGTGCCTTCGATGCTCACCCCCGTGGATGTGGCAGCCGTGGCGGCAAACTTCTGCGCTTCCGCCCAATTGGAAAGGCTCAAGGTAGAGACGTTCAACGCCTCCGTGATCACGTCTGTGATGCGTCCTGTCTGTTCTGCCCCCAGTTGGAAGGCGTTGATCGCCGTGGCGACGATTTCACTGGCTCGCTCCGCCTCTTCACCCGTAGCGATGGAAAGGTTGATGGTGGCTTCCGTGGCATCGAGGATCTGTTGAGCCCCGAGACCGGCGCGGGCGAAGTTGGTCTGAAGACGCGCTACCTGCGTAGCGGTGAACTGGGTGGTTTCCCCGAGGCGTTGGGCGTTGCGCTCCAAGGCTGCCAGCTCCTCACCTGCTGCACCAGAAATTGCTGCCAGCGTAGCGATTTCCTGCTGAAACTCGGCATAGGTGCTCACTGCCTGGCGGCCAAGCTGGACAAGCTCCGAAAGCCCCACCCCGATTCCGACGGCGGCAAGTGCCGGACCAAGGGCACGGAACGCACTGGCATAGTTGCCGACGTTGCGCGTATAGGTACCCACCGATGCGTCGATGGTCTTCAGCTCTCCATCCAGTGTCTTGATACGGCGGAGTAGGTCTTGTCCTGCGATCCCTTCCCGAGCCTCACGGGAGAGTGCCTGAAATTCGCGCTTGGCGTTCGACAGTTCACGGCTGAGCTGCTGATAGGAGCCAGGAGCGAAAGACAGGGCTTCAAAGTCCCTTTTCTGCTGCCTCAGCTCCCTGTTCAGCCCCTGCATTTGCGTCTTCACTGCGTCAGCATCTACCCTCAGTCGGGTGTAGACGCCGGTATTGCCTTCCTTTTTGGCTTGCCGTATCTGTGCGTTCAGTTCGCTCAGGCGAAGCTCCAACTGCGCAATCTCCTCGACCGTCCGGCGCGTGTCGGAAGAACGGAGTATCTGAATCTCAAGAGCGACTTTCTGTTTCGTCGGCATGGTGCATGTCTTTCAGGCATCAGGCCCCGCTGCGTATTGCAGTGCGGATCGCCTTGGCCAGTGCTTTTTCAATTTCGTTCGTCGCCTCTCCCAGTAGAATATCTTGCGCGTTGGCGGTAATATCGTTGATCGCAGCTTCCAGGAACCCCGTGCGCCGCCCGTTCTTCGAGAATCGGAATGATGCGCGGGTAGGCCTCCCTTCCTCCTTCCACTTATTCAGCGTGGCGAAGGTGGCGCTGCGTGCTTCCTTGGGAGCCAGCCCCCGTAGCTTCCAGTATCGCTCCAATGCTTCGACCACTTTCGACCGCTTCGCTCCGCTGCCACGGCGGTAGGGCACCCGTTTTGCCGGCAGGCTGCGTTCCAGGTAAGCGAAGTACTCATTCATCACCACCCGGCCCGTGATCTGGTCAGGTGCGGTTTGTATGTCTATCCGCGTGGTGCGCTCAAGGCTTCCGGTCAGCCTGTGTCCTTGTTCTGCCAGCTCCTTCTTCACAGCGCGAGCAGCATAGGAGAGCAGCCGGTCTGCTGCCTCACTGAGCGCTTGCTGTACGAGCTGGTCGAAGATGGGCATATCAGTAGTTTTCGCGTTCGGTGATCGGGTCTCCGTAGTCCGGGAATTCGAGGTCTATGGGATCCTCGCAGACGTGGAACTCCATGACCAACTCCGGGGCATACACCCCGTAGAGATTGGAGAGCCCCCCCCTCCAAGGGTATGCCTTGCTGTTCTCCGTCATCTCCTTCATGCGCCGCTGAATAGCCCTACTTCCCTTTTCATCCAGCACATACGAGGTGATCTGTTCCGTATCCACCTGGTGAAGCAGTTCGTCTTCCGGCCCGATATACGCGCCACCCGGCGTGATCGTAGCAGCGATTATACCTGATAGGTATGAAAAGCACTCCTGAAGGCGGTCGTGGCAGTCCTGAAAGATGTCGATCTCGTTGCGCCGACGGCACACCGTTGCAGGGCCTTTCGGGTCTTCCAGCCTGTCGAGCACTGCCAGGTCGAACACAAGCCGGTCTATGCGCTCATTTCTCTTTACGCGCTCGCTGGTGATCTCCACGATGTTGGCGGCAAGGATGGGGTAGCGGTGCCGGATCGCATTCGGGTTGTACTTGGCTGCAGCCCACTGCCGGGAAAAGAAGGTGGGCTTATCGCGGTCCAGGATGGTGGCGCCCAGCGCCGGATCATTGAGGTCTGCTTCGAAGTTCTTCAGCACGGCCCAGGTGTCCAGCCGGTGGCAGGGCATCGCCTCGTTTGAGGGATGGTACTGGACGAACTTGCGGAAGAGAAGCCAAAAGTCGTTTTGGGTCATGGTTACTTACTTTTGTAGGTGCCCTGTATTTTTACTTTCGGCTGCCACGATGAAGTTTCTACAATCTCTCCCATGTGTATGGTAGGCGGCGGCGGCGATGACACCCACACCAACCGCCCCAATGAGCGGTACAGTAGATCATATTCGCGCTCAAGCATTTTTCGCTTCTTGCCTTTCGCTCTATCTATTCGCTTCGCCAACGCGCGTAGCTTATCAACTTTCCTTGCCTCTGTCATATCATCGCATTTTCAATACTCAGGGCTTTCGCGGCCCCAAAAAAACTTGCCTTTTTCACGCTCTCCCATGTGTAGCCGGACCCTTCGATCAGCCGCTTGTAAATCCACTTATACCCCACGCGCTGCCGGATCGCCTTATTCTTCCCTTCTAGCTCGCTGCGAGCTTTCGCGTCCGCCGCGCTTTGCGGACCCGGAGGGTTGAAGAAGTAATAAGTGTCAGCGTGGTTCTCAATAAGCCGAAGTGCCCGGCTAAAAAAAAATCCACCTTCAGCGCCGTCTCCGCATCGATGCCGATGAAATTGGCGGCACGGTCGGAAACGAAGTGCTCAAAGGCCAGGTCATCTTCTGGCAGCACTTCCCCATCTTTCAATGCCAGGATCGCCAGTTGCCGGTGGAGTAGCTCCCATTGGATATTCTTCCGGGCATACTTGCCCGTCTCCATCAGGGATTGAGATTTCCTCCTCAGTTCCAGCACCTCGACTGCCTCATGCACGCTCAGGTCAGGCGGCAGCTCTTGCCCTGTCAGGCGGTCACGCCCCATCTGTTTCAGCGTGTACTTCTCCCCTTTCCACTCGAAAGAGATATTCCCTGATGCGGAGACAAGCGATGCTTGCGCCACCACCTTGTAGATATTGGCCCACAGGGTGTAGAGCGTCGCTTCGCTCTTTTCGAGGTCCAACTGATCCAGGCTGTCAATCTGGAAGGTTTCCCGCAAGGACTTCATGTAGTCTCCAACGGGCATGGAGAAAAGCTGGTCGAGAGTAGGAGCCCCCGGCATGACGGTACAGAAGTCCTGCACCATTTGCGCCATGCGGTGCAGGCGTTCGAGCTGGTAGGCGGGTGAAAGCAGGTCGGCACCTTCCTCCAACTGGCTGTTCTGCCAGCCGATGAAGTCGGAGACACCATCCAGAAACTCACAGTATTGCTCCACTGTGATCTCGGATAGGCTCTCCGGCATTGCCAGCTTTACCCCGCCTGTCAGTTCGATGTCATACATTGGCTTCCTTTTTCAGGCCGTTGATGCGGCGAAGCACCGCGGAGAGGAAGTTGGTGTCGTTCTGATCTTCCCCCTGCTCCAACTGGAATATCTCTTGAGCGAAGATGCGGGCACCATCCATGCCGCCGAAGTAGTCCCGTAGCTTGGCGGGTGTCATAGCCCCCAGGTGGGAGATAAGGTCAGGGTCGGGTACCTGGACCGTCTCGATCTCAGTATCGGACTCCTGTTCCTGAATCGTCGGCTGCTTCTTCTTTGGCGGCGCTTCTTCCTCCGCAACATTCAGGGTCTTGCCCTGCCTTTTTTTTTGCTGGAAGTCGAAAGCGTCTGCCAGGTTGATCGACCTGGATCCGCCTCCTGTGGTCCTGACGGGGCCATTGATGCGTGCGCCTTCCGTTTGGATGCGCTGGGCCTCCACGATCATGGGCTTGAGGTCCGGGAAAGCTCCGGATGCCTGCCTCAGTGTGGTGTCGAAAATATGGCGCGTGTTATTCAGCACGCCTTGGTAGTTGCCGCGCTTCCCGGCCTTCTTCTCTTGGAGGGCCGTGCGCATGGCTTCCAATAGTTGTTCAGCTACTTCTTTCATTTTTGTTTTTATTTATCAAGTTTTAAACTTTACTTTTATTAAAACTTTCCCGGAATTTACCACTTAGCTACGCGGGGAAAGCGGGAAGAATAGGGGTTAATGTGAAATGCCCTAACTCGCTCACTTTTATCCAAAACTCTCCGCGCATCCTCTCATTTCCATCTGCGTCATAAGCAATAGCAAGCCCCTTTTCTCCTTTTTCATTTTCCTGTGGGGGGTCAACGGGGAAAAACCTCCAATATTCGATATTAAGGAAGGCTTCGTCGGGCTGGCATTCGCTTTCTTGCAGGTCTGGAATTGGCACGTCTAAGCAAGTCATATAAGCTGGATTATCAGATACACAATGATGCCTGCCAAGGCGATAGCCCCGACGAATGCCAGGGCGGCTATAAGTTTCCAGAACCAGTCAGGTCCGAAGTTGTAGTCTGTCATTACATCTCCATTTTGTCATCATCAAGTTCAGGGGCCTCCCTGATCGACAGGGAAAACAGTGCAAGCGCTGCCACAACCAAAAGCCCGAAAACCAATAAAACCGTCTTCATATCACGCAAAATTTGATCTCCTCCTTTGCGGCTTCGGCATGATCGCTCCGTACATCCGCATCATCAGCATATCTGCGAAGTCAGGACTCCTGCCTATGTTTTGCCTCACCTCCTTTTTCGAGATGATTGCGAGTTTCCCTTCTTTGTCAATGTCCCTGCTTTTCACGTGCTCCAGCTCCTGTATCACATAGTTCTGGGCTTCGCTATCACCAACCAAGGCCCGGAGGTACATCCCCCCTCCGGTCACCTTCTCTGCCAGATGGTAGTAGCACTGGCTTTTCAGGTTCAGGTAGTTTTCTCCGTTCACCGGGGATCCCCCGTTCTGGAAAGCTACTGCCCCTGACACGAACCCTCCCACAAAAGCCCCCACGCCGTCAGCGTCGTAAATGATTCGGCTGTTGGGCACTCCATGCTTCACCTTCAGCACTTCAATGAGCCCTACAACCTCGTTTGACCTGGCCTTTGGCATCCTTCGCTCCTCCACCAGCACGAAGCCGTACCACACGCCAACGACCAAAAGGTCAGACCCTTCAAGGGCTATGTCGGCAGTGATCCACTTATCTGTCGCATCAAGCTGGATATGCGTGTTGTGGAACAAGTCCTTGATCGATGCGTACTGGATCAGCGCCCTGTCATCTTGCTCGTACTCCCACTGGCCGTGCAGTAGGCGGGCCTTGGTTGATTGGTCCTTGATGCTTTCCAAGGCTTCCATGTATTCAGCCGTCAGGTAGGGGTTGTCACCAGGTAGCGCTTGTACGAACTTAGTATCACCTGATAGCGTTCCTTCCTTCCACGGCAGGTAGATGTCAAGGTATAGCCAGTTCTTCTTCGGGTTGCAGGTGATCAGAATCTTTGGAGGAACCTGCAATTCCCTGTTCAGGTGCCTCCCCACTCGCGACTTCAATACGTCGAATGCCTTGCCGTGAACCTCGCCTGCCTCCTCGATCCAGCCCCCGGTAAATTCTTTCGAGCCAAAGCGCTCGAACATCGGGTCTTTGTAGGGGTAGTACGTCAGGTCGAGAAACAGCACCTCGCTGCCGTTCTTGAACTTGATGCCGTGCTCATTGTAGGTGTAGTCAAAGAACTTGTGGAAGTCGGTTACTTTCTTCCAGGTGACCAGCGAGCTTTCCCGCGTGTCTTTCATATTGTTTCGGCCTATGAACCACCGGCTTCCCGGGAACAGCCAGCCGCAAAACATCAACCATTCGCACCCAAGGAAGCTCTTGCCCCCGCCCGCAGCCCCACCGTAAATCAGGTACTTGGTTGTCTTATCTCCCAGGTACGCATACGCCTGCTTCTGTTTTGGCAGCGGTTCATACATCTCCCTCCGGTCTTCCTTCCTGCTTTACGCCTTCCCCCTTTGCTCCATCTCCGGATAATGCCCGGAAGAATTCAAGCCCGGTAAATGTGCCTATCTGTTTGCCGTCGCTCGTTGCATCGATCTGCTGCTTGGCTTTCCCGTGCGCCCTGTCCAGCATCTCCGTGATCATCTCCTTGCCCCGCTTTCCCAGCATCTCTTTGGCGACGATACGAAGCAGGGAAGGCAGGTCATTCGACTTGTCGTCCGGCTTGCCAGCTATCTCGATCACCTGGTACATGGGAAGGGAAAGAAGGTATTCGTAGGCCTCCCGGACGCGGGTAGCTGTCGCAGGCTCATAGCCCGCCTCTTTCCACTGCTTGACAATAGCGGAAAAGACCTTTGGAGGCCTGCCGTTGGGGTTGGCTGTCTGTCCTTTCTCTGCTCGGACTATTGCTCCACCATGTGGCTGCTTTACCTTTTTCACCGATGTTATCCCGATGTTTGTTATCAGATTATGCGAAAATACACATAATCTGATGATTGCGCAAATTAAAAAGCCCAGGCGGGGAGGCCCAGGCTTGCGCTACTAACAAATTATCTCATGAAAATGAATGCATGCGAATATACTGATATATTGATAATCCTGCAACTCTTTCGTGTTTTTCTCAATTCCTGCTCATGTTCTCATTCCCCGAGCGGGTCTAGGTACTCCCTGGTCTTCTGCTCCAGCCAATATTCGTAGGTTGAATCCTTGGCGGTGATTACCCCCTGGAGCGTCAGCCCCGCGCCGTAGTGAAACCCCATCCGGTATGCGTGCTCCCTGTATTCGTCCACCTTGTCATATGGCATTCCGTATGCGACCTCTTTCGGTCCTGTGAGGCCAAGCTCCCGCTGGATGAACATGCCGCTGACGAATGCCACAGCGAAGACGATAATGATGATTGCTGCGTTTTTCATGGTGCCGTTTCATACAGCAACGCATGGGGGTGCCTATTCGTTGTCTTCGGCGGTATAGTAGCTGCGGTGGAACTTTCTGGCAAAGTCAAGGGCCGCGTCAATTTCCTCTGCATATTCGCTCATCAGGCGGGTGAACTCCTGCGAGGTGTCTACGAAAGAGCCATCCGCATACACTTCGCCCTTCTCCCATGCGATTGGAGTACCGTCCTCATCCTCGAATCGCTCCACCCATGCACGCCCATCCTTATTGCATTGCACAATCACGCACACAGGGGGGGCTTCACCAACTTGGCGTTCAATCTCGATCATCTGATTGGGATTTCAACCCCGGCACTCACCTGAAACGCTCCGGGAAGTGATAGACGATTGACAGGGGGCAGGTAGCCGGCGTGAACAGAAATCCAGTTGTAGCTGTACTTCCCTGAATACACAGGACGAAGCGCGCCCGATGCAGTCTGCCCCCCAAAGAATGCTCCAATGCGATGCAGCTTAAGAGCCTTGGCGGCAGAAGCCGGTGGGCAAAAAGGAATGATCTGCGGCATGTAGGACAGTATTGGTCCTTCCGCCACGATCTCCCAGCGATGGAAGTAGTTGGCAGTAGTGATGCTATCCACATAGGTGTGCTCCTCTGCTTTCCATTCAATAGGGTCGCCTTGCCCATCCTTCCATGCCGCCTGCAATTCAGCTTCCATCTGCGCGTACTTCTTCGCCAATTCCGCATAGCGGGAAGCGATACTGTCAGCAGTGGACTGGTCGGGGATCGACACGGTGACATATCGGACTACCTGCCTTTCAGGGCCGGGCAAGAATACGGTATCAGGGAGATACCCCCACGCTGCCTTCAGGCTGTCGAGGTCCAGGACGCGCCACCGAATTTCGGGAGATGATGTTTTCGGCTTCTGGCAGCCACGAAACAGGAGAGC